TTTCACCTTCTGCGCCAGGTCCGAGATGTTCTGGTTGGTGATGGCGAGCTGCGTGATGGTGTCCGCGAGACGAAGCCGGACGTTCGCCACCGCCGCCGCCGTGGTGTCCAGGTCCGTCGCCGCTGCACTGGTGACAGGTGTGGCACCTGACGAGTGAGCGGTGTACGCGGACGGCGCGGTCAGGGGCGGGGTCGCGGCCAGGGTGTCGTCGTGCGAGCCCGACAGTCCGGTGCTGTCCGTGATGTCCACGAACGCGGTCTGCGTCGAGGCGCTGTTGACGGCGACCACCGAGGTCGTCTCCACCCAGACCTTGCCCGTCTCGACTCGCTTCACGATGCCGGCGACGGAGAGCGTCCCGCCTGCGTTCGTCTTGCCCACGGTCTGGTCATCGACCGCGTAGCAGACCTTCTCCACGTCGGTCGCAGCCAGGGCCTCGCCACCGCCCGCGTTCGCCCAGGAGAAGGTCCCCCGGCGAACCTCGCACTCGACAGCGCCGTCCGCCCCGAGGAGGTTGTCCACGGTCTCCTCTGCGCGGCCCACCACGATCTGCGTCGCAGCCGCCGACGCGGGGACCAGGTAGCCCGAGGAGTTGATGGCGACCTGGGAGCCGGCCCAAATCTTCGTGGTGCCCTTGACCTTGTACGAGACGAGGTCAATGACGGCGGAGTCGCCCATCCGAACAGTTCCGAGCCGGGCAGCGGTGAGAGCCATGTGAGTACCCCTGGGGTCCTGCGAAGTTTACATAAGACGCATTATCGGACACTTCAACCGCTTGATTTGTCTAGGGCTTGATGGCGTTGCGCGCCGCCTTGGCCTTCTCCACAGCTTCGGGGCTCATGCCCATCTGCGCCGCTACCAGCATCTCTTCTTGGGTCAGCGTCGCGTGCCGACCCGCTGTCCCTTCGATGACCTCGCCCTTCACCACGGCCTTCGGGGCCACGGCCAGGAACGCCTTCAGCTGCGAGAGCTCCATCGTCTTCAGCACGGGCTCCAGCGCCGGGGGAATCTTCCCGTCGCGCTTGCCCTGGTCGAGCAGCGCGGTGACCTCCTGGGAGAGCTGGGCGGCCTTCAGCGAGGTGTTCTCCTGGGACAGCGTGGCCACGGTGTCGAAGCCCGCCTTCCACGCCTGAATCGTCCCCAGCGCCTCGGGGCCGGTCTTCCCGGTCAGCTGGGCGATCTGCGACTGGAACTGCGCGGGCGCGGCCAGCAGCTGCTCCAGCTTGGCGACGGCCTCAACCTCGGTGGCGGTGTCCGAAAGGCCCAGCTTGGCGAGAAGGAACTTCATGGCGGGTGGCTCCGAGGGCTGGTGAGGCGTGGTGTTCGACAGCGCTGCTTGGGCCGCCGCGAGCTGGCTGGCCATCAGCGGCGTCATTTCATACGTGGCGGGGATGTTGGTCAGACCCACCGAAACAAGCGAGACAATTTCGCCTTCCTCGGTGTGGTCGAAGACCGGGCTGAAGTAGCGGTACTCGCCGTCCTCCAGCATCTTGGTTGCCTTGGGGGTCCAGCGCTTCATTACCGCCCAGGCCTCACCGCTGCGAATCTCGAGGGAGAACCAACCAGCGGCCTTCCCGCTCTCCGCTGGGTCCAGGGAGATCCACGAGTGCATCGCGTGGCCGTAATCGATGGCGTAGTCGTTCCCGTACTTCTTCGCGCCTTCGAGAACGGTGGTGCAGGACTTCTCGCTGAACTTGAAGATGCCCTTGCTCGTCTCCTGGAGACCGCTCTTGAAGAGACGAAACTCCTTCGGCGGCTTGCCGTCTGCCTGCGCCAGAAGCTCAATGACGAGCTGGGTCTGTTGGAGGCGGATCGTCAATGGCACCCCTGCGTGACGCGAATCATTGACCGCGACGGTATGTTTTCACAAGCGGCGCAGGCATGGCGCTTAGATCCGGCTCCCATTCATCGAGCAGCCCAAAGCCTTCCATCGCGTCAACGTTGGGTGCAGCTGCCGCAATTCCTAGCGCCTCGGCCTGCTCCCGCGTGAGAGCCATTTTGGCCCCCCGACACTTGAAATGGAGTGGAGGTATGTGGGTTCTCCACCAGGGGTCGTCAGCAGGCAGAACGGTCCCGTGGATACGACGACAGATTTCGGTGGTGCGCTGGTCGATCGTCGCGCTGTAGCGCCAGAAGGGCCGATCCCGAAGGACAGCGGGCTGGCTCATCTGCTCGTGGCGCGCGTGGCTGTAGGCCCGCTGGAGGTTCGTGCGGAAGATGTTTTCGACGTGCCAGGGACGGTCCTCGCCCCAGGCGGTCTCCAGCTTGGCGCTGACCCGCTTCTTGAAGTCGTCCAGGGCCTCGCCCTTCTCCAGCGACTTCACCAGGTCCTTGAACACGTCGGCCACCAGCTCGAGCTGCGCAACGCCGGCGATGGTGAAGCCCTTGGCCTGCGCGGCCTCCCCCATTTCTATCCACTTCTCCTTCGTGATCGGCACGCGAGCTCGGAACCACTTCACCGCCTCGCGGAAGTTCCTGGCGGGGGGTTGATCAGCCATCAGCCCGCCTTCGGTCGCTCGCCCTGGCCAGCGCAGTCCAGGCAGCGCCCTGGTCCGTCGATGTGAGGGCAGCCCCCGCGCTGGTACTCCCCCAGGAACGAGCGCTGGAGGGGTGCCTTGACGTCTCGTCCGCGCTCGAGGCGGTAGACACCACCCCCAAGAGGAACGACGCGACAGGGCGGTCTCTGCGCGTCCAGACCGGGGTCGTCCACCATGACCGTCTCGGGGTCCGGTTCACGCACCGCCATCGGTCGAATCGCGCGCAGCTTCTCCTTCCAGTCAGCTCCCATCCGTTACGACCTCCTCGAGAACAGAGTGTTTCCCCGCCAGCTCGGCCAGGAGCAGCGTCTTCCGCAGCACCTTGGCCAGCGCAGCGCGGTCCATCCCTTCGTAAGCGGTGAGCAGGCTGTGCTTCAGCCCCTCGTAGCTGGTGGCGGCGTTGATCAGCTTGAGTAGGTGCGCCAGGTCCGGTGTGAGCGCAGCGCGGCCGCGCTCGGTCCCGTCGTCCACCACTTCGTCGACGAACAGCTGTCCCTCGAGGACCGCCAGGGGCAGCTCTTTGTCTTGCTGAGACGCCTGCGCTACTTTTCCCTTCGCTGGCTTGGGCTTCCCCCCTGGTGCGGTGGTCCCCCCCTCTCCTGCCGCACCAGGGGCTCCAATAGGAACAGAGCCAGGCACCGGCACCTCGACTTCTTCAGCGGGACCTGTCACCGGAATCTCGTCGGCCTCCAGAATCTTGTCCACGTCCGGCTTCGCCCCGATGCCCTTGAGCGCGAGGATGCCGTCGCCGACAGCCTTCAGTCCCTCGCCCTTGAGCTTGCGCTCCTCGGGTCGCTGCTCGCGCGTCTTCCACATCGGGAGCGGAGCCAGCTCGCGGTTGCCGAAGTTGTGCATCGCCCACCAGGACAGCGCCTGGGTCCGCAGGCAGCTGGCCAGCAGCTCGGCGTCGCTGGTGAGAATGTCCTCGCGGATCTGCTGGTGCCCCTTGGCGGCGGCGAAGCTCCCGCCCTTCACTTCGGTGGACAGGTTCTGCCCGAGGAGGTTGATCGCCACGCAAGCGTTCGCCATCTCGATGAGGTGCTCGAAGGTCTCGCTGGACTTGCCCACCGCTTCCAGCAGCTCGAGGTCGTATCGGTTGGCCTCGCTGTCCCCTGCCCCGTTCACGCGTTCGGTGACCAGGGTGTTCTCAGCGCCGAGGTTGGCCACCTCGAGGAGAAACGCCTCGCGGTCCTTCTGCTCGACGCCAGCGGGCACGACCGCCTTCTTGATTGGATTGCCCAGGACCTCGGAGTAGCGGGCCCAGTCGCGCAGACCCCACTGGCGAACCAGCCAGGGCACGTAGAGCGAGCGGACCGCGCCCTTCATCCAACCCCGGTGAGGACCGCGCGGCGTGAACAGGACCCACTGGCCGTCGCCAGGAGTGATTTCCAGCTCCCCTCCTTCGGCCTGGACCCAGTAGGAGCGCGTCTCCCATTTCCAGCGAGCGAAGCGCGGGTGAAAGACCTTCAGCCGAGGAAGCCAGCGCGAGGTGCCTGTCTCCCAGACGAGCTGCCCGATGCCGAGGTTCGCCATCGTGCCCCAGTGCAGCAGGTCCGAGAGCGCGTCGTCCGGGAACATTTCCTCGAACATATCGTCGCACTCAGCGGCGACCGCCGCCTTCTGTCGCCCGTCGCCGCGCGGCTCCATCACCATCGGGAGCGAGGGCAAGCAGCCCGACCTGGTGCTCATCACCCCGGAGATCCGGTCGTCGCGGCCCATCGCGTCGATGACCTGCGCGGCCGAGTTGAAGTTGCCCAGCTCCAGCTCTCGAATGGCTGCCTTCACCAGTCGAACGCTGTCCCACTCGGACCAGCTGGTGACGGCGAGCTCGCGGGCAATCACCATACGAGGGCGGCTGGGGGCTTCGTTCATCGGTGGCTCCTGGTTGGCGTCCCGGCGCGAGTGTTTCACATGCGCCTCCCCTGTGGCTTGGGCACCTTGCCCCAACCGTGGTAGCCGGTCCCCCCGACGTTGAGCACGTCGAAGGCCGCGACCGAGGCGTCCACCTGGTCGTCGTGGGCATCCTTCACCCCGGTAAAGGCTCGCATCTCGTCAAGGAAGTCGTGGACCCAGCTGTATTCCTCTGGGTGCTCGTCGATCAGCTCGGGCGAGGGCACCAGCACCCGCTGCGCATTCCAGGCAGCCGCGAAGGGGATGGCGCGGGTGAACTTGTCTCCCTCGGGGGTGAGCATCTCGATGTTCAGACCAGGCAGCGGCGTCCCGTTGCGCACCAGATCCGAGCGGCGCAGGAAGTCCACCGCACCTGTCTCCGTTCCAGCCGCGTAGATGCGCACCCTGGGGTTCTTGAAGCGTTGCCGCTCGAGGCGCAGGTCCTGCTTGAAGTCAGGTGCCCGCTTCTGTCTGCGCAGCACCTTGCGCACATAGAAGAAGTCACCGCACTTCATCATCGTGACAATGACAGACCAGTCGCTGGTCTTCTTCTCGGTGTAGGAAAGGTCGAGCCCCTGCGCCAGCTGGTAGTTGCCCGGCAGCGCGTTGAAGAACGTCGGGTCGCCAAAGACAGCGCTCCCCCTGGGGCGAGGCTGGCCGGCGAACAGCGAGGCCCAGGCGTACTCCCCTACCCTCTGGCGTCTCCGGTACAGCAGCGGCAACGACCACCGCTCGGGCCAGAGCGCTCTCTCGGTGGGCAACCCCTCGTCGATGATCGCCGGGATGTTCGTGTAGGGGAGCGCGACGAACCCCTCCCCCTCGTCGTCCTTGGTGAGACGCCCCGCCAGGTCGTCCTCGTGCCACCTGGTTTGAATGCAAGCGAAGCTGCACCCCGGCTCCATGCGTGTCGCGAGGTCGCTCTGGTAGAAGCTCCAGGCCGCCTCGCGCTTCACCGGGCTCTCGGCCTCGGCGCGGTTCTTCACCGGGTCGTCAAACAGGATGATGTCGAAGCCCTTCCCCGTCACCGGGCCCCCGACGCCGGTCCAGAGGACGTGCTCGTTCTCGGGGGTGGCCCACCGCGCCATCGTCTTGGACACCAGCGTCAGCCCTGCCCGCTCCGCGATGCCCAGCGCCAGGCGGCTTTTGTCTTTCGCCTGGTCCGAGTTGTACGTGACGTAGCAGATGTTCAGCCGGGGGTTCCGCAGCAGCGCCCAGACGATGAAGTGCAGCAGGAGCAGCGTCTTGCCGTGCCTGGGTGGCACCGAGAACACGAACTCAAAGGGCTTGGTCTCGAAGGCGTTCAGCTGATCCGCCGCTGCGCGCAGGTGGAACGGGGAGACGTATCTAGGGCTGACCTTCGGCATCCACTCCAAGAGCGAGGGAATCGTCTGTGAGCGCTGGAGCAGCTGGTGTCTCTCGTTCCGAATCCTCGCCAGCTTCTCCCTCACCAGGGTCGTCAGGGAGTCCTGCGACGAGGACCCGCTCGAATAGCTCTGGTGAGAGGCGGCGTTCGAGCCGCGCAAGGAACGCTTCATGTTCCGACCTCACCGTCACCACAACCTTGGGCTGCCACCGGGCAGGGTACTTCCGCTCGAGCTTCCACGCCGCCGCCTGCCAGTGCTGCTGCGCTGCCTTGGCGATGGTGGCCAATTCTCGGGACTCGTCGGCTGCTTGGGCTTTCTCTATAGCGTCCAGAAATTCGATGTACTCCTTACCCTCACCCCGACGCCCCTTGCGCATCCAATCGTAGACAGTTTGCTTGGCGATCCCAGCGAAGGCAGCTGCTGTCTCGATGTAGTTGCCGAGCTGAATCGAGTCCAAGAAAGCCTTCTTGATCTCAGGCGTCAGCTTCGACGGACGACCGACCGGACGTGCTCCCATAGGGCTCCCTAGCGCTTGTAGCGGCTGTTCTCTGCCTCGATGGCCAGGAACTCGGCGCGGACAGCTGCGTTCTCCCTGAACACACCTGTCATCACCGAGGATGTCATTACGCCCTGCGTTTTGATTCCCCTCATCGTCATACAGAGATGCTCACCGTGCGCGATGACGGCCACGTTCTTGGTCGCCGCGAGGTCCTGCACCGTCTCCGCAATGCCTTGCACCAGGCGCTCCTGTACCTGGAGGCGGTGTGCGTGGTGGTGAGCGACCCGAGCGAACTTGGACAGCCCCAGCACGCGCTCGCCGGCGAGGTAGCCGATCGACACGTCGCACCAGAACGGGAGCAGGTGGTGCTCGCAGAGGCTCCAGACCCTCATGCCCGAGACGACCACCATCTGGTCGACCGACACCGACTGAAACGCGGTCTCCACCTTGCCCGGCTGGTAGTCGATGAATTCACCCCACCAGCGCGCCCAGCGGGCCGGTGTGTCGCGAAGCCCCTCGCGCTCGGGGTCTTCCCCGATGGCGACCAGGAGTCTCCGCCCAAGCGCTTCCAGCTCACCAAGGTTCGCAGGCATCAGGGTACTCCGATGAGCTTATGGGTCTGAATGGAGACGCGCCAGCCGCGCTGCGCTGCCCAGTCCATGCAGAGGGAGGTGGTGATGTCCCCCGCCGCCCGGTCCTTGCTCCCCAGGGGCTGGAGCGAGACGCGGTCGTTGCGCAGGCCCAGCTTGTCCACCAGGTCGGAGGCCTTCGAGAGATCCTCCGACTTCCCCACCACGAACTTCACCTCGTGGGCGTCGAGCAGCGTCTTGGCGATGAGCCCCTTCCCGCCTGGCATGTTCGCCTTGGGGGAGCAGCATATGTGGTCGATCAGCTCGGGACAGTCGAGCGCGTCGGTCCCGCTCGTCTCCAACATGACGCGCCACCGCTTGCGCAGCTCGGCCACCAGGGGACGCAGCGGAGACTGCTCGCAGGGCTCACCACCTGTCAGCAGGACCCACTTCTCCTCGTGAGACACGTTGCGCACCAGCCGGAAGATTTCCTCGGGGGTGTGTTCCAGCTTCTCCAGGCGGGTCGCGTCGAGCGGCCAGCTGTGCTTCGTGTCACACCAGGGACAACCCACCGTGCAGCCCTGGAGGCGCAGCAGTACGACGGGGGTGCCGGTGAGCTGCCCCTCCCCCTGAATCGTCGCGTAGACCTCGCTGACGCGGTAGGTCCTCACAGCCGCCTCGTGGACCAGTGGCCGGGTGGAACGTATTCAGCCACCGTGCGCGGCGTCTCACTGACCGCCACCAGGCTGACGCGCTCACCGAACATTTCGGTGGCCACCGCGCAAAGGGTCTCAGCCAGGTTCTCGGCGGTGGGGTTCATCGCGGGGAACACCTCGTTGAGATGGCGGTGGTCCATGCTGTCGTTGATCCACTGCTTGAACTTGTCGAGCGTCCGGTAGTCCAACACGAAGCCCACCCCGTCGAGCCGCTCAGCGCTCAGCTCTACTGTCACCACATAGTTGTGCCCGTGGTGGCGCGAGCAGGGGTGATGCTCGGGCAGCCCGGCCAGTCGGTGGCTGGCAGAGAATTCAAACGACTTGCGAATGATGTACATCACGCCTCCCGGTACATCGTGGGGTCGCTGACGTTGGCCAGCTGGAAGGCTTCGCGCCGTTCGACGCAGGTGCCGCACTTGCCGCAGTGCAGCTCCCCGCCCTCGTAGCAGCTCCAGGTCTCTTGGAACGGGACCTTGAGCATGTTGCCGAGCGAGGCGATCGCCGCCTTGTCCCGGTCCATGAACGGGGCCTCCAGGTGGATGGGCTCCCAATCGCAGCGCATCGCGGCCTGACCCATCGCGCGGAAGTACTCGGGCCGGCAGTCTGGATAGATGGCGTGGTCCCCGGAGTGCGCCCCGTAGAGCACGCGCTGCGCCTTCTCGCGGACCGCCAGGGCGATGCCCAGCGAGAGCAGCACCATGTTGCGATTCGGGACGACGGTCTTCTTCATCGACTCGTCGGCGTAGTGACCGTGTGGCACCTCGCCGGTCCCGGTGAGCGCCGAGCCCGCGAACAGCTGGGCCGCTCCACCCAGGTCAGCGACCTCGTGCTTGATGCCAAGCCGGTCACAGATGACGCGCGCTGCGTCCAGCTCTTTCACGTGGCGCTGGCCGTAGAGCACGGTGATGGCCACCACCTGGTCCCCCTGGTCCTTGGACCAGTAGGCGAGCACCGACGAGTCCATTCCTCCCGACAGCACGACGACTGACTTCATGCGCTCTCCTTGGTTTGAAGCTCAGCGAGCGCCTTGCCCCACTTGGCCTTCGCGCGCTGCTCGAGCTTGAGGTGCCACTCCACTTCGCCGCGCAGGTCCTGCTTCCCACCGCGCACGCTCATCTTGCCGTAGGTCCGCCAGCTGCCGAACGCGCAGGGCCCCATCTCCCAATTCGTCGCGTCGACCGAGTGGAACGGCATCGCCATCACCGACTCCTCGCTGCCGAACCCGAACCCGTGAATGGGCTTCGGCCACACCCTGGCGAAGCACTGCTGGGCCCAGGCGTTCTTCTGCTTCAGCTTGAGGCGCGCCACCCCACCCAGGGCGATCTTCGGGTAGTCGCGCGCCATGCCGCGCAGCACGTCCTCGGGCTCGCCCCGGTGGTAACAGGGGATGGCCTCGACACCCTGCTTCCACATCTGCTCGCAGTTCTTTAGCGAGGCACGCCAGTCGCCGATCACGTCCAGCGCGAACACCTCGGTCAGCGTGGGGTCCTGCGCGCGCAGCCCCTTGGCGCAGGCGATGAAGTCTTGCAGCTTGATTTCCGTCCCGCTCATGTGAGCGCTGAAGGCCCCGGAGTCGAGGACCCAGTCCCTGAACCCGTACTTTGCTCGCTGGGACAGGAACCCCTTGAGGTAGACGTAGCTGACCAGCAGCGCCGGTCGCGTCTCGTACTGCGAGCCCAGCGCGAGCGTTCCTCGCGGGCTGGTGGGGGTGGTGGCGTAGGCCAGGCGCACGGTCGTCACGTCGTCCTCCTTGGGCTTGAGCCCGGTCAGCAGCGCGGACTGTGGGCCGCAATGCGCGAGACGAATCGTGGTCACTCGGGCGCGGCCCCCGAGAGGTAGTCGGCGCAGATCAGCTCGAGGCAGCGGCCCTCGGCGATCGCCAGGTCCCCGCTCAGCGCTCGCACCCTGGACACCGCGCGGTCGAAGACCTCTCTCTGGTCCACCGTGAGGTGAACGTCCGCTGCGCTCTCGCTGCCAGCACCAGGGGCGCTCTCGCCGTCCAGGGACTCGGTGGCAGGCGGGGCCCAGGTAGCCGAGAGCAGGTTGTCCACCTCTCCAGGGGCCCAACCCAGCTCGGTGAGGTCGAAGCCATCTGTCTTCAGCGCACCGAGCAGCTTGCCGAGGCCCTCGAAGTCCCACGCCGCCAGCTCGCCGGTGCGGTTTAGCGCGATGCCGAGCGCGGTGGCCTGGGTGGCGTTCAGCTCGAGCTCCACCACGTCGGCCTCGGTCCACCCGAGCGCCTGCATCGCCTGGAGTCGACCGTTGCCACCGATGACGCGGTTCGTTCCCTTCTGCACCACCAGGGGCTCCACCTGACCGAACTGCTTCAGGGAGCCGGTGATGGCACTGAGGTTCTTTTCATCGTGAGTACGCACGTTCGCTGCGTCGGGGACCAGCTCGCCCAGCGGAACCCTGCGCACGGTCATGCCCTGCGGTGTTGCCAGCTGCTGCTTCTTAGCCATGTTGCGCCCCCTGGTTGGTTGGTCGCGGTCGCGAGAGTAACGCAAAAAACGCGAGGCGCGCGGTACTGCCGCGCCCCGCGTGCCCAACCAGGGCACCCCGAAGCCTATTCGGTGGCGACCCAGGTGACGAGCACGCACCCGAACTTCGGACTGTCTCCGCTCTCTCCCGTGGGGTCGCCGGGGAAGCCGAACTGGAAGCGCTTCGGGAGGAACTGCGTGAGCAGAGCGAAGCGCAGCTCGTCGTCGCCACCGCCGTCGCGGTAGGGCTCGATGAACTCCTGCCAGAAGGGCTGCTCGGTGCGGTTCGCTGGCATGAGCATCCGGCCACCCATGCAACCGTTGCCCAGGACCTCGCAGTGGGCCTTCTCCACGAACTCCGACAGCCGAGAGAAAGGGGGGTTGCACCAGAAGTGCTCGCCGGCCCAGCTCTGCTTGAGCGCGTCGTCGTGGATGGTCCAGAAGCGCGGGAGACAGGCGCTCTCAGCGGTGGCTGCGACGTCGATGGTGAAGGGTGTCTCAGCGTGCCACTTCGCGAACAGGTGGCGCGGCGTGTAGAACTCATCGCTCTCCCCCGGTGGGTGGATGATGGCTGGGACGTCGATCAGCAGCAGCTGCTTGGCCTCTTCGTTCACCGCGCCTTCGGTCTTCAATGTCTCTCCGTGGATTCCTGGGGTTGCACTTGGGACAGAGCGCGATGCTCAACCGCTTCCACACCGACCAGCCGCGCTCCCTGGCCAGTCGCCGGCACTCAGATCCGCTCTCCCCGGTGAAGACAGCCTGACCTGGCTGGTCACCGTTCCAGCCCGCGCAGCAGCCCGTTCCATCGCACGAGAGCCGCAGCGCGTAGCCGGAAGTAATCATCGCCTCAACACCTCGAGACAGCCCCGGCAGGTGACGTCGGCCCGGTCTGTCCAGCCAACCCAGAAGTGACCTGGAGGCCACTGGTCTGGGAGCTTGCGCGGCTTGAACCGACAAAGAGCTCGGCCCTCGCGCAGCATGTGAACCGCAACGAGCCCGTGCGCCGCCATTGGATTGATCGGCCGGTTCTCGGTCATCGCGGCACCAGCCTGCGACGGCACGCCGCCAGCTGGTCGCGCAGGAGGTTCCGCTCGCGCTCGAGGTCTTCCTTCTGCTGGGCCAGGCGGACGACGCGCACCGCCATCGCTTGGAGCTTCTCTTTCACGGTCCCATCCGTCCGTCGATCAGCTCGCGAATCACCTCGCTGGCGTCGGGCTTCCCGCCGTTCGTGTTGGCGCGCTGGGCGGCCTCGCCACGCAGCCAAGCCACCTGGTCGCGCCGTAGCCTGACCGTGGTCACGTCGAAGGCACCACGGGGCGCGTGGGGTACCGCCTGGGGGTGTGCCACGTCAGCGAGCGCCTGGCGCCCGGTGCGGCTGGGGAAGATTGTCTTCGCTGCTGCTCCCATCGTCTTTCGCTTTGCCATCTCACTGCTCCCTGGTGGGACCAAGCCCACGTTGGTTGAGGTGCTTCAGCCACATGAATGCTTCCCATTGCTCCTGCACGTAGCCGGGCCCTTGCTTGGAGCGATGCACCTTGCCCTCCTGAAATAGAATCCCGGCGCGAGCCCGCTTCTTGTTTCGGTCAGTGCGGAGGTGCGGTTCGATCTGCCGCAGGAAGCGGGCTGCCACGCGCGCCGCGCAGGTCCAAACCCAGGCGGGTCGCCTGTTCCCGTGGAGCCCGGTGGCTGGCTTGACCCGGCCACCGAATCGCTCAGCAAAGAAGGCAACGATCTGCTCGTCGCAGTTGACCACCGAGACAATTAGCGCCCCGGTGTTGCGCTTCGAGAGGGCGTTGATCCGAACCGTACCCTCCCCCTCAAACAGCCCAGCGGCCCACGCCAGCTCGCTTACTGAGAACATTTATGGCTCACGTACCGGACAGCGGTTGAAACGTCCTTGCCTCGGATGCTGGAGATCGACATCGCCACCGGGGCGTCCCTGGGGTCCACCTCAACGAGCACCAGGTTGCCGTCCGGTACGGGGTCGCGGTCCAGGGGGATGGCCTTCCCCTTCTCGGTGCTGGCCCAGAGGATAGGTGCCATGCAGCTGGTGCAGGTACCCTGGTTCATGGGCGCTTCCCCGCCCCTGCGGTACTCTCCGCGCCATGACAATCATTGCGGCTGTCCCGCTGTTCGTGGCGCTCCTCGGTGCGATCATCTACTTCGTCTGCGCTTCCCCGGTCGTCGGGAAACCCCTGACCAGCCCCCGCTTTGCCGAGCTGGGCCGCATCCTCTTCGCCTGCGGAGCGCTGGTCGCCCTCGCTGGGTGGGCCGGGCACACGCTGCGCCTCGGCTGAGTGGCCTGGACAGCCGGTCTTGTCGTTGAAGCCGGGGCAGCGGGTTCCCAGGGGAATCCAGACCACGCCCTTGGCCTTCAGGTTGAACAGCTTCCGCCGCGCGTCCACCGGGCGCATCGGCTTCCCCGCCTCGTCAGCGAAGACACCGCGCAGCCCCTTGATCGGAATGCGCAGCATGGCTTCCACCTTCACCGCCGAGTGGTAGCCGCTCTCGTTCAGGTTCCTGGCGATGTTGACCGCTTGCTTCGGTTCCTCGTTCATCCACCCTCCTTCAGCGCGTTGATGCAGGCCATTGCTCGCTCCACCGCTTCGCGGATCTGGTCGTCGAAGCCACCCAGCTGATCCAGCTTTCCCGAGCACATCCCCAGGGCCCAGGAACAGGACGCC